GTACGCTCGTATTGATGACGTAGCCCCTGGTACCGTGCTCACGTATGGTAGTGAGGAGTGGGTAATCTTCCCATTCAAGCGTAAGGGCCTGAGAGATAATACTGTCAGCGGGTCAGATCCGGTAGACCTCGTTAACACTATTGAGTACGGACTAGCGTACAAGAAGAACACGTAGGAGGTCTTATGAAGTTCGGAAGAGATGACTACGAAGGTAAAGCACTTGCAAAGAAGGTACCGGAAGAAGAGCCGGTCTTCTTGCTTCGTGCTCAAGACCAGTGTGCAGCTGCTGTTATCAGGTACTATGCAGCGCTCAACGAACTGCACGAGGGAGACCCTGCAATATCAGAAGCAGCACGGGCTCAGGCAGATGCTTTTGACGAGTGGAGTATCAAGAAGAGGGCTGATCTGTGATAACAGATATGGAACGTAAAAAGGTAACTATGCACATTAAGCTGCAGGGTTACCCTACTATGGGAGAAGTAGAGAGGGGCTATCCTCTTGAGGAGGACTACGAGTACCCTTCTGACTTCTACCCGTTCTTCGTGGGAGTGGATCTGCCCCGTATTGAGTCTCTGTGGCTGTGTGCTTGGGTTCGTCTTCTTCCGGCTCCTGGAGGGAACCATTACGAGGAGCCTCTAGAGGTTCGGAAGGAGCAAGCCGGTATACTCCGAGAGATCGTACGAAGACTCAACGAGACACAAGCACTGACCGGAGCTGAGAAGCAGGGACTAGGGGTACGTCCGTTCAGGAGGCCTGAGTAATGCCACTAAGAATGTCAATAGTAAACTACGGAGGGAAGCCGAACCCTAATACGCGGGGAAGGTGTGACAAGATAGCTGCTGGTCTGCAGAAGATTGCTAACGCTCTAGCTAATCCTAATGTGCAGTTTGTAGAAGCAGATGACGTAGAGTTCCCTATGGAGGGGCCTGGTGCAGCTGATACTACATACTTCCACGTCTCACTTATTACAGTGGGAGAGGGTACGGGGCCTCGTGACCCTGCTAGTCAGTTCAACGTAGATATAATTGTCCATCATGTAGTAGACCCTTCGGACTTAGCCGGAGGTATGCCTTGAGTCCTGATATTACAAGTCTACCCTCTGGTGACTCCTCTCCTCTTGAGTGGGACGAGTACGGAGCTGGATCTGCTCATTACGATAAGATCAATGAGGGAATGGGAAGCAAAGAGACTACTAACCGTATACTCGGGGTCTGTAGCTTCATTCCCAGAGATCAACACTCCTACCCTGCAGACGCTCCTGGTAATATGGACGAGGCTACACTTGTTACTATGCAGCTGTATTACAAAGGACTCAACGTAGGAGGAGGGCCTTCTAATAATCCTCAGCTCCGTGTGAGTCTATGGGTAGGTGCAGTCAGTAAGGGAGAGTCTGTCTGGGACGGCAACACAGGAGGAGCATATCAGGTAAGGAACTTTCCTACAACCCCTACGTTACCTCTGAGCCCCTCCGAGTATGACTCTCTACAGGTACGCTTCAAGGCTAACTTTGGTACGGGGCTCATACCTATTGAGCTACCGTAGTGGGTAATGGCAAGCTCTAATGTACATATAGCTACCGCTGACAGGATCACTACGTACACAGTCAACTTTACTGAGGACTTCTACGTAGATGAGAAGCTATCCTACCGGCTGGGTATTACGTACGAGGATGACGTAACCTGGTTCCTGTGGGCTCTACCTGGTACTCCTCCATTACCCCGAGCAGATCTGCCTAAGTTCCCTGAAGCTAGCATAGCTCCGGAGATGCTAGGCACTGTTCCTAACGCTCCTCCTGCTCCTATTCTACCTAGTGCTACTGCAGGTACAGGCCTCTACGAGTTCTACGTAGGTGACGTGTACTGGCGTATCTGGTGTATACCTGAGTTCCTGAGGCCCCAGAACCCCGAGCTTAACACTGATATTCCCTTCACTCTCTGGCAGGCCTACACGGATGACAACACGCTCAATAGTATAGGAGGGAGCGGACAGGACGGACTCACTCTAGACCTCACTCCTCCTCGGGCTTTCTTCCCTGTGGAGGAGATCGTAGTTAACCTGCAGATCACTCCTTCTGCTCCTAACCAGATTAGTGCAACGTACCTCTTCAACTTTGATGAGGGACAAGGAGTCTTCCTCTTTGAGACTGTTGTTAGTGACTGGATCAAAACTATACCCGAGACTCCAGTACGTGAGACGTGGAGCTGGTTAACCGATATCACTATAGGTAATGACTCCACAGAGCAGAGGACTGCAGTACGTAGACAACCGAGACGGGCTCTGGAATGTTCCTACCTCATTGAGGATGACGTAGAGAGACAGAGAGAGTATGACAGGATCTACAACCGGCTAGGCAACAGCTTAGTTATACCGTTCTATCAGTACTCTACCAGGCTCACTCAGAATAGCCTTATAACTGAGTCAAGGATCTACTTCAACCCTGCAAGAACAGACTTCCGAGCTAATGAGCTAGCAGTAATCTTCAGGCCTAGTACTGAAGAGTCCTTCCTCATTCAGCTAGGAGACCTGCAGACGGATGGAGCAGACACAGCTACTCCGTTGACAGTGGATCTCTATACCGGAGACATAATAGCTCCGGCTTTCAACTGCCGTCTTGCTAACCGTACGAGTATAGATATGACCACGGTATCAGGAGGGCTAAAGTTCAACGTCTTTTCAGAGGACTTCCGTACTACGTTCAGCAGAGTAGGCACATATCCTATAGGTAGTCAGGCTGTCATTAACACGTATGACGGGTACAACCTTCTTGACCGTTGCCCTATAGCAAACTCTGCAGTATCTGAGGCCTTCGATATTGACCCGCTTATAATTGACAGTGAGTCAGGTCTCCACGATCAAAGAACGGACTGGTTACACGTCTTCGTACAGGGAGGTAGGAGATGGAGCATACCGAGGATAGTTAACCCTACTGAGATGGACTGGTGGAGGGACTTTATTACGGAAGCGTGGGGAATGCGTGAGCCCTTCCTTATGCCTACCTGGAGACAGGATCTCTTCTTAGACGGTACTCCTAACGGGGGAGATCCTACAATAGATATCACGAGCACTAACTACAAATCTCAGTACTACTCTCATGATACGTACAAAAGGTTCCGCTTCACGAACCCTAATGGAGATCAGATCTACAGGAAGGCTGTTGACGCGGAAGACTTACCAGGAGGAACAACGCGGTTGACGTTAGACGTTGCTCTACCTCTTCTCCCCGAGTGGTCTGTAGGATTCGAGATAGAGTACGTTAATAAGGTACGCTTTGCGTCCGATACTTTCACGTTGACTCACTTTACTATGTACACAATACTTGAGGGAGCTATAAGGACGGTGGACGAGTGAGCACATACACAGACACAGAGGACAGTGCTCATGATGCTGCACCAGTAGAAGGGTACAAGTTCACAGGAACGTACGATAACTACTACTATACCAGTGCAGATCAAGACGAGACCATAGCAGGTAACCTCTATACTGCAGTCCCTATCAAGAGGAACGCTATACGCTCGGGTAGTCAGAATGATGACAGCCTAGACCTTGAGCTAGAAGTACCCTCGGATCTGCAGCTAGTGAGGGACTACGGCTACGGTATCACTCCTCCCCAGCTGGTACTTGAAGTAGTCCGGTATCACAGAGGCACGAACCCAGCTGTAGACTTTGCAGTTATCTGGAAGGGGCCTGTTACGAGCTTCTCTACCTCGGGCAAGCTCACTAAGATACAGGTACCTAGTGTCTTCACAGTAGCACTGCAGGGGGAGCTACCTAATGCTTACTTTCACAACCCATGTAACCACGTTCTCTATGATGCACGCTGCAAAGTAGACCCTGCCTCCTATAAGCAGGTCACTACCATAGTAGGTATCACTAGTGACACAGAGATAGAGGTAGCAGATGACGGCTTCGTAGACGAGTACCTACGAGCCGGAGAGATGTACAATACTACGAGGAACGAGCGTAGAACAATAGTAGACAACGTAGCAGATCTCGTAACCGTCTCGTTCCCATTCTTCAATGCTCAGGTAGGTGACACAGTAGAACTCTTTGCAGGCTGTGACCACGGCTACCAGACGTGTATAAACAAGTTCAATAATTCTCTTAACTATGGCGGGTTCCCGTTCGTTCCGGCAGACAACCCGTTCAGGTTCTCGTTATGATCTGGTTCACGCTACTACTCTTTGCAGCAAGCTTCTTTCTGTCAGTGCTTCTCACTCCTAAGCCTAACATTGAGAACGCTAGACCAGGAAAGCTAGGAGATATACGCTTCCCTCGTAATGACGAAGGCTCACCTATTCCTGTGGTCTACGGACGTGTCAGACTGCAGGCCCCTAATACGATCTGGTACGGACACTTCGGGTCAACGGCTATCACTGAGGAAGTAAAAACGGGCTGGTTCAGTGAAGAGACAGTAACGAAGGGTCATAACTATTACGTAGGGTTCCACTTTGCGCTGTGCTCGGGGCCTGGTGTGAAGCTAAAAAGGATCTGGATAGAGAAGAAGGCTGTATACTTCTCCACTCTCGGAGTAGGTGACGGAGGCTCGGGTACGATCAACAGAGGTAGCCTATTCGGAGGAAGGAATAAGGGAGGAGGCTTCGTAGGTACATTCTACTGGTACACGGGTGAGGACACTCCGGTAGGACGTGACGCTTACATGGTAGCTAGACTCGGGGCAGACTTCCCCGCTATGCCTGGTACGTGTCACGTAGTCTTTAGGAGGCCTTATATAGGCACCTCTGCACAGCTACGGCCTATGAGCTTCGAGGTAGAGAGGTACCCTGATAACCTCGGGCTTGACGGTCTGGGTATACAGATTATAGGAGATGACCTCAACCCTATGGAGGTTCTCTACAGTGCTCTCGTTGAGGAGTGGAACGGGTTAGGGGTAGACCCTTCGGACATTGATACTACCTCCTTCCATAACGTAGCTCAGACACTCTATGATGAGCAGAACGGTATGAGCATAGCTGTTCAGTCAACTAACACAGGTAAAGATATCATAGAGGAGGTACTCAGGCAGGTAGACGGTATCCTGTATCAAGATCCTGTTACGGGCAAGCTGGTAGTAGCTCTCATCCGAGAGGACTACGTAGTAGGTAATCTCCCAGTTTTTGACGAGAGTAACATTGAGGAGGTAGAGAACTTCACTCGTACGAGCTGGGCAGAGACTATGAACCAGGTACGAGTCAAGTTCTCCTGGAGGACGAAGAAGTACGAGGAGGCAGCTGCTCTGTCTCAGGATATGGCAAATATCCACATACAAGGCAGAGTACGTAGTACTACTGTATCCTTCCCTGGTGTGACTGTTCCAGGGTTAGCGGTTGCTCTCTCTGCAAGAGAACTCTCACAGGTTAGCGTACCTCTTTTCCGTGCAACGATACGAGCTAACAGACAGGCAGCACAGCTCCGGCCTGGTTCCCCGTTCGTGCTTAACTGGAGTGAGTACGGACTCAGTCAAGTAGTCATGAGAGTTCAGCGCTTTGACCTCGGGGAGCTAGTGCAGGGTAAGGTAGTAATGGAGTGTCTACAAGACCGCTTTGCTGCTGCTAATGCACTCTTCACCTCAGAGGATACCCTGTGGAATCCCATAGAGAGAGACGCGGTAGAGATTGAAGACTACAATATCTTTGAGACTCCGTACTGGGTTATACAGCAGATCAATAACTTTACTCCTCCGGAGGACTCAGGCTGGATCTGGGCTCTCTGTCGTTCTCCTGAGTTTATGATACGGTACGACTTCGTTACCTCTAATGATAACTTCCAGAATAACCTTGTAGTAGATCCTAACTACCAGAGGTACACGGAGAGCGCTAAGCTCGTCACAGCTATTCCCTTCAATCAAGGCCTACCCTCTGGCAGAATTGACAAGATTATAGTAGAAGATCCTCTACCTCCTGCAGTCACAGGCTACAGATACTGGGGCTTTGGCAGTAGTGTTATCTTCCGTGACATTAACGGAGATCAGAACAATATCAGGAACGAGGGACAAGGCCTTATAGTTATCAATGGAGAGATCTTTGCTTATGAAGACTTCAACTCGTTAGGTGGAGAGCCTGAGCAGTTCGAGTTACTCAATATCCACAGAGCACTACTTGACACAACCTTTGAAGACCACGTAGCCGGAGATACTGTCTTCCTGCTTAATAGTATTGACTGGTTATGTGCTGACGCTAAGCCGGACGTAGGTACTCAGTGGTGGAAAGCTCTTAGCTTCTCTGACGAGGACGGTCAAGACTTTGATGATCCAGACGTAGCGGCTGGTACTATCGTACTCAACAGACGCTACAAGCGTCCTCTTCCTCCGGATCTCATACAAGTAGGAGACGGGTCTAATGAGGGTAGGGCTCCTTTTGAGGTAATCGGAGTCAATGACATAGAGTGGACGGAGGCTAACGAGCGTAACAGGACTAGCCCAGATCAAGTAGTACTGTTAGGAGACTCAGGAGACCAGACGGAGACTAGCCCTGACACAACGTATAACCTCCGGATGACGCTTGACGGCTGGGAACTAGACGAGGTCACAGCTATTGCCTCGTGGGAACCAGGCCCAGCCCCGAACCCTATTGCTACGCTCACAGGTCTAGAGGGACACGGAGTAGCAGTGATAGAGGTAGAGTCCTATAGAGATAGTCCCTTCAGTGTGGCAAGTCATACTAAGGACTTCTTCGAGTTCTTCTACGCAAGCTACCAGAACCTCTCAGTTGAGCAGCTCAGTAACGGAGACTTTGAAGGGGCCTTCCCTGGTTCCTGGAGTGTGCAGGACGGTAGCTGGGATGACGAACAGACAGACTACCCGCTTGACCCTGTACGAGTCCTCGGGTCTATGTTTGACCAGGATCATGCGGAGACTCAGGGCAGCGGTAATCACGAGCTACGTCAGGACTGGACTATAGGTGCACGGTCAGGTAAGCAGGCTCTAGTTAGTGTCTACAAGGGCAACCTAGTTGACGGTATCACGGGGCAGCTGGAAGTAGAGCTACGAGATGGAGGGGGAGCGCTCGATACGATCACAACACCTCTAGAGGCTAGTCCGTATGCAAAGTGGGATAGACTAGAGATACCTCTACCTCTCCGGACGGATGCTACTATAGTACGAGTGAAGTTGATAGCTTCTGACGCTGGGGTAGCCTTTGATAATGCCTCCTTGAAGTATCATGACCCGAGCCCTACTACAGCGGCTAAGTACGATAGCTTCACAGGAACAACGGTAGAGGGAGCGTGGGGCCTCCGTAAAATGGTATCTACCTACGCTGGGGCTCTCGTTCGTATACGTGATACCTTTGATGACTCAGAGCAAGACGTAGGGGCAGATCCAGACGGCAACCTAGCTCCATTCTTTGTGAAGGGTCAAGCACGAGTAGTCAGGCTCTATGACCAGTCAGGCAACGGAGCTAACCTGGAGCCTTCAGTAGTAGGAGACCAGCCTAGACTCTACTACAATATGTCTCCTACTGGACGTGCTTATATACGCTTCAACTCTCAAGGAGCTAATGACGAAGCTCTGCAGGATACGATAGCGGGTACTACCCGTCCGTATATGATTGCACGGCCTAACTTCTTCCTGGTAATGGGAGGACAGAGAGACTCAACTAATGACTACATAGTAGCAGTACCTCACGTAGACGGGTCACATAGTAGCCCGTATGCTAGATGGAACCTCGGTACTAATCCGGATGACTGGCACTACAGGGTTGATAGTGTTAACAATGTCTATGACGGAGCAGCGGGTAACGGATCTCCAGAAGGAGGGCTACACGTTCTCTTTATTGACCACAGCAACGGAGATCTATACCATAATGATGACACAGTAGCAGCTGATACCTTCACTGCTGCTGACACAACGTACCCGAACTCTACCAGGCTAGTGATAGGAGAGACAGGTAACCAGTCTCTAGAGTGGACTGGAGACTTTTACGAGCTAGCAGTAATATCAGGATCAGTAGGAGTCTCTGACAGACAAACTATGATGACTGACTTAGGGGCTTACTGGTTAGACGAGACAATATAACAATGGTAGTAGAAGCAATAGACATAGAGTTCAGACTCAGCGGAGGACAGAGTAACTTTGTTCCGGATGACTCTCTAGGAGGTCAGATCTCTAATGACCAGATCTCCTACTCTATCATTGAGAATCTCTTTGACAACGTGTCCAGCGGTGAAGCATCTTCCGGAGACACTGAGTACAGATGCTACTACATTATCAACACGAGTGACACGGACTCTGCAGACTTTGCAGTATACATAGGAGTAGAGACTCCTAGCGCTGACACACAAATAGATATAGGGCTAGACCCTGCAGGAGTAGGAGACGGCATCTCAACAGGAGTAGCTACCACGATAGCTAACGAGAGCACTGCTCCAGCTGGAGTGACATTCAGTCACCCTACAGACGTAGGGTCTGCACTCTCAATAGGTACCCTCGGGCCTGGAGACGCTCAAGCTATCTGGGTAAAAAGAGTAGTATCCTCTTCTGCAGCGTCCAGCCCTAGAGATGACGTGAGTATCAGACACGCGGTAGACACACCGTAAAGGAGGCCTAATATGTTCAAGGAACTTATGAGGGGCTTAGGTAAGGCTGGAGCTGCTGTAGTGAAGACTGCTGCTCCTGTGGTTCTTGCTGCCGTAACCCCTGAGGCAATCATCAACACAGCAGTAGGTGCAGTAGCAAAGCACGGTATATCTAAGCTGCCTAACGGAGCTATACCGTATCTTAACCTCGGTATCAGTTCGGCAGTCTCGTACGCTAAGAACGTTGTAGCTACAGGAGACTGGGCAGGATCTGTAGGGGTTGCTCTGCAGGAAGGTGGGGTACTAGCTGGAGCAAGCACGCTCCTGCACCAGTCTCTTAAACTTCCGCTACGTACAGCGGTATCAAGCGAAAAGTGGGCTAAGCGTGTAGGCCCTGGTGAGACTTTCAGCTTGTAAAGGAGGATGAGTAAAAGTGGCAACAATCAACGCTGACAAGAAGACAAGAGTAGGCCCCTTCGAGGTCTGGTCTTTTCTAGACGTAGATATGACTCAGGACTGGGAGACTGAGAAGTATCCAGGCCCTGCAGATATCTTCTCCTATTGCGTAGAGCAGACAACAGGGTTGACAGGGACTCCCACGGGCCTGACTGCAGAAGGTAATGTAGCCTTCGGAGGCAAGCCGGAAGCGTGGTACGGGCTGACGAGCTTTGTTAAGCCTGGTTCGTCTTCAGCAGAGGCTTACCCTGACACAGCCCCAGCTAACGGGAAGTACACTGCACTAGGTACCGTCAATGCAGTGAGAGATATAGGCTCGTACGGCTGTAGGTTCAACGGTCTACGTCTCAAGTGGGTAAAGAACACAGTCGCAGCTGGAGTCTTTGACTTCCATCTGATATTTAAGCCCTCTAAGTAGGAGGCTCTGTGGATAACGGCAAGATGCTAGAAGTAATCCTAGAAGAGGTACGCTTCTGCCGAGGATCTATCACTACTCTAGATGACAAACTAGACAGGAAGATAGATATAGTACACAGTAGGATTACTCAAGAGAGTGGAGAACGTGCTACGCTTGCTACTCAAGTGAGCTGTCAAGCGGGTAAGATACGGGGCCTCGTGTCTCGTATCAACTGGGTATACGTAATCCTCGGGGGATTCTTTCTAGCTGTCGTAGGAGCTGCCCTAGCTCTGGTATTTAAGGGGTGAGTTCTCATGATAAAGGTAGGAATCCTAGTAGGTCATCACGGAAGAGGTACAGGAGCAACGCTGAGAGATCGTGACGAGTGGAGCCTGTGCTATGCAGACGCTCTCAACCTCGTGCAGCAGCTCGATAGTGAAGGGCTCCTCTGTCCGGTCTTCATTCATATTGACGGGGCCTCTCATCCGTGGGACATAGTACAGAAGATAAGTAAGCTAAGCCCTCCTTCGTTCCTCGGGGGAATGGGTAATATAGACGCTAGGGTAGAGTGGGCTCTTAGAGACTCTGTACAAGCAGCTGTTGAGTTCCATCTCAACCGCTCTACTCTCAACTCTCTAGGGTTGATGAAGGCCACAGGACACGAGGTCTTTATACGTAAGTTTCCAGGCCCTAAGACCCGCAAGCTGGGAGAACTTCTTATAGAGGAGTTCAACCGTAGCCTCGGTAACAAGAACCGAGGGCTAAAGCGTAAGAGCTTTCGAGTGCTCCGGAAGCTTCACGCTCGTAACATACCTGCTGCTATACTTGAGCCTGCCTTCCTTGCAGAGGATAGGTGTGTATCAAAAGAGTGGCGGGGTAACTACGTAGGAGCGGTCAAGACTGCTCTCTACAGGTTCTTCAACCTAAAGTAAGGAGGCCTCGGTATGAGTCCGTTAGATCATCCTGAATACCGTGCAGAGGCAGACAAGCTCATTGTAGCGGCTAACGCTATCAAAGACGCTGCCGAAGAGCACGGAGTCAAGAGTACAATGTTTACTATGGTTCTTCTCGGGGAACTCATGAAGACCACTCAGGTAGCGGGTAAGTTCATCTCGTTACCGAAGAGTGAGCGTGACGAGTTCCTTGCAGAAGTCTGGGACGCGGGTATAGGCAACGAGCCTAACGCTCTCGTCAAAAAGGTTGCCTTCTTCGAGGGTGACGCTCTGGAGAAGATCACTGACGGGTTGAAGGCTGGAGCACTCAGCTTCTTCAACAAGGGTCTTCCTGCTACCCCTGCTTAGAGCAAGCGAACGAAGCAAGGAAGAGGAGAGGACGGGTAGTCAACCGGCTACCCGTTCTTCCTTCTACGTATCCTCACTCTTAACCATACGTAGCCTTGTCCGAGTAGTACTCCGGCTACGATCACAAGTAACCATAGAGCTACGGTCTTCATCTCTTCTGCCTCTTCTTTACTCTCCTGTGGAACCTGTTAGTTACCGTGTCCTTGAAGCGTATAGCCCCTAGTATATCCTCGTCAATAGTTCCCTTGCAGTAAAGTAACCACAGATCTATAGGCTCCTTCCCTCGTACCTGCAGACGTGATAGCAGCTGGTCAAAGTCAACGTAGCTGTGAGTGCAGGAGTATACTGCAGCAGAGTTAGCCTCGTAGAGATCTACTCCAGTTCCCCCAGCCCTGACCTGTACTACGAGGTAGTCTATCCGTCCAGCCTGGAAGTCATCTAGTATCTCTGTTCTGTGTTGCCTATTCTGACCGCTTATGTAGTCTATAGCAGCGTCTGGGTACTTCTCTTCTAGCAGCTCTAGTATGAGTTCCAGCTCTTCCTTGAACTTGTAGAAGATAACCGTAGGAGTCTGCAGCTTAGGAAGGAGCTTGCCTAGTCTCTTGAGCTTCGAGCTACCTACTCTGTGCTGTATACGCTTCTTCCCCTTCTTCTCAGTTATGAAGCCTCCTGTTAACTGCTGTAGCCTGACCTTCTGAGTAATCTTGAGAGGGGCTCTGAAGACTTTCCTACCTAGACGTGTAACAAAGTCCTCCTCCATCTCTCGGTACAGCTGTCTCTGCTTCCCTCGGAGGAAAACTGCAGCACGCTTGATCCTCAGAGGTTCTATACCTACTTGAGTCTTAGTGACTCTCATTATGTATGGGCTTATACGGCTGTAGAACTCGGGGAGCATTGACGGCCTATACCGTCTCTCTTTTCCTTTGTAACCACACGGACGTAGGAACTCCTCGTCAAAGTCCTGCCATACGGTACCGAAGAGAGTAGGATCTAAGAAGCGGAACTGAGCCCACAGCTCTTGAGGGTCTTGCTTAGCTAGCTTGCTTGTGTCTGGGTTCTTGAGATCCTCTAGGCCTTTGTCAATCGGAGTACCTGTCAGAATGAGCTTACGCTCACAGTCTTTGATACGGCCTATAGCCTTTGACTGCTTCCCATTCCTGCTACGTAATCTCTGGGACTCGTCAACGTAGCCTAGTGTCCAGTGGTTCTTGACTAGAAAGCGTGATATCTTAGGTACGGCCTCGAAGTGCACGAGCAGCAAGCGGGGCCACTCCGTATCTACGTACTCCTCCCAGGAACGGCAGACACTTAGGCCCCTGACTTGCTGCAGAACTCGTACCCATGCTGTCTCTATATTCGATAGTGGAACAACCCCGAGGATCTCTGCTTCAGGGTGTAGGATCTGCTCTACTATTGCTGCTGTAATGTAGGTCTTACCCGTACGCTGCTCACAGAATAGGGCTGAAGCCTCTCTACCTAGAACGAAGTCTACTACGGGTCTTTGCTCTTGCCAGAGCCCTCCGTACAATCTTGACTGCTTCCTGTGGACTGGTGACAACGTCTGATACTCCTCCCTCCTCTCGTACTTCGTCTATCCGGTCTTGCTGTCTCTTCGTAGCTTTGTTACCTGGTACCTTTACCTCAAGCTCGAAGTACAGCCCACGGACACAGCCTACGAGGTCTAGCATAAAGGGCTGATACTCTTCCCCGTGTATCTTCTTCCACGTTCCCCCTACCTGCTCCTCCAGCTCCTCTACTATACGGGTCTTTAGTCTTGTCTCAGGTTGTACTGGCATGGTAACGAAGAGGGGAGGAGGCCCCAGATAAGAGTAACTCTAGTCCAGAGCTTTGACCTCCCCAGCGTGAGCCCACTCCTCTAGTCTGCTTCCGGCTCTTCGATATAACCGGCTTCCTCCAGAGCGTCAAGCACAGCGTTACGCTTCTTACCGAGCGTCTTGTACTCTCCGAGGTCTACGTCAAGCTCGTAGTCCTCTATCACGTCTTCGAGGTCTGAGGTCTTCATCTCTAGTACCTCGTCTTCGGACAACGGGTCTAGATCCTCTCCTCCGTCCGGCTCTTCCGGCTCGTCTTCAACCTCGGTACGCTCGTCTTCTTCCTCGGGTTCTTCTTCTGCATCCTCCGGAAGAACGTCAACGATACGAGTACGCTTACGGCCTTCGTAGGTCTCGTCTGCAACCTCAACGAAGCACTCTAGGCCTTCCAGCTCAGAGGGTACGATATCGTGAGGCCCGTCCGGAACTTCAACCCCGAGACAATCAAGAGTATTCCTGAGATTGAAGAGAGCCTGCTCCTGCAGAGACGTGCTCCACCATAGAGGCTTGTTGTGAGTACTCTTGTCCTTAGGAGTGTTAGTCCTAAATTCCCAGTTGTAGTACTCTGCTCCAGACTCCTGACCTGTCCGGATCTCAACGGACTTGACCTTAACGGGGTAGATACCCTCGTCTAGCCTGGTGCCTCCGGACTCCACACCTTTGAAGTTGACCGTACGTGAGCCCTTCGGCTTACGTGTACGGCTGGAAGAAGCTTTGCTACGTCTGCTCGTGCTCCGCGTGCTTGCCTTGCTACGAGCCTTGCTCCGTGCTTTGCTCTTCGCTTTTGCCTTCGTCTTACGCTTTCCGCGTGCTGCTCTAGGCATTAGGTTTCCTCCTTGCCTTCTATGAGGGCTCTCAGCTCCTCGTAACTAGGGTCTATAAGGAAGTCCGGTAGTTCAATCTCTTTCGGCTTCCTCATCTTCGTATCATACACGGGGCTAGGCCCGATACGTAGACAGTACTCAGTTACTGTCTTCTTTGTACGCTTCCCTCCTCTCTTCCTAATTATTTTCTGTCTTCTTCGTACGTATGTGTTACCGATATTAGAACACATAGAATTTAGATGAGCACGTACGCTCGGAGATAGTCTTGCTCCTACCTCGGGGTTGAGTTCTTCGGACTCGTCGTAGTCCTCTTCCTCGTTGCCGAATATTCTGTCTTGAGCATTGAAGACAATCTCTATACCTGACTTGTCAGAGAGGTTCCGGATATCCGTAATCCAGCGCTTCATAAACGCTGCAACGTCTCCCCAGTCTCCTCTGCTCATAGTACCCCACTCTCCTGCACGGTCAGTACTTTTACCAACGTCCTGCAAGTGCTTCTTGATAGCAAGCTCCTGCAGCTCCGTGATAGTATCAATACCGAACGTAGCGTACTCCTCAGGGTGAGCTACCAGGTACCAGTAAGCGTCCTCAAAGTCCTGCCACTCTTTGACAGATAGTACCTGGATCTCTTCTCCGTAGCCTTTGATACTGCCCGTGCCTCTGTCGTTAATATCGAGCAGAAGTATAGGCTTAGGGAACGTACCGAGAAGTGTAGTCTTACCTGTTCCCGTACGTCCGTAGAATACCCAGCTACGCTCCTGCTCTAGCTCGTCAACAGGTACTGTAGGCAGTGACTCAGGAGCAGACTGTCTCGTACGCTTAGATGATCTCGTACGCTTACTCCGAGACTTTGTCCGAGACTTTGTCCGTGTCTTCTTTCTTGCGGATCTCATACTCTTTCCTCCTGATATAGCTAATATCTCCCCCTGTAAGCTCCGCTCTACAAAGGGGCTCGAAGTCACACCAGCTGCAGTGACGGCCTATGCACATAACCCGCTTACGCTTCTTCTCGGGCTTCTCCGCGTCCTGAGCTATCTCAATAGAACTCTCTACAAACTCGTTGAAGAGAGCGTCACGTACACGCTCGTTGACTGGTGTATAGACTCTCCGGAAGTACGTAGGTATGTTCTCCTTTGCTCTCTGCAGCAGTACCTTGTAGTCCTTCTCTTTGAGTCCGTGCTCCTTTATCGTATCCCTCACTACGGAGGGGAGAGTATCAATGTGAGTTATACTCAGCTCTCCGCTCTTCAGGAGCTTAGGTCTAGTGGGGGGCTTTGATTTAATGTAGTTCCAGCATATACCATTGAACCTACGTAGCCCGAGCTGGTCACAAGCCCACAGGTATACGCTGCTCTGTAGATCTCTCCAGCGCTCGTCTTCGTTAGGCATACGGCTAAAAGTCTTGTTCTCCAGGATGAAGCGTAACTTATCTGCTCTCCGTATGAAGCCGTCAACCTTGAGCACGAAGATTATACCGTCTGCTATCTCTACCTCTAGCTCGTGCTCTGCCTGTCTGCCCTGGTATTTAATGTAGTGAGTCTTCTCTCCTTTGTACCACTCTAGATACTCAGAGAAGATAGTACGAGCGTCTATGACTATGTCTCCGTACAGCTCACGCTCTGCAGCAAAAAGCCGTCTGTTCTTCTTCTCTACGTCCTTCAGAACTTTGAACGGATCTAGCCCAGAGTGGAAGGCCTCTAGCATCTGGTGTATTATGGTACCGAACTGCAGAGGCCTTCTCTTTACCTTGCGCTGCAGCTTGAGTGTGTACCTGTTGTAGTGCTGACGTTGACAGGCTCTCCAGGTCTTAACCCTCGTCTGACTTACCTGCACTACGCTGCTCTGTTTTCTAACCATACTGATAGCTCCTCTCCGCTACCCCACGGGCCTATATTAGCTTCTGCCTCGATAGGCACACGTAGTCTTATATCCAGCTCGTCAAGTAGCCTCGGGTGACTCATGATCTCTAGGACTCGGGGTACAACCTCATCTACGTTCTCTTCCTTAACTATCATTAGTACGGAGTCATGTACCGTACCACATAGCCGGAGCACGTCTCTGGAGAACTCCTGCCAGATCTCAAGAGCTGCCATAAAGTTGAGTTCATTACCGAAGGACTGCACAGGAGTATTGATAGCCTGACGCTCTGCAAAGCGTCTCTCCTTTGTATCGTAGTAACTGAGAGCAGCGGGTAGTCTACGCTTCCTTCCGCTTAGTGAGGTGACATAACCCCAGCGCTTAACAAAGCGCTTCTGCCTCTCGTGCCAGTCTACGAGGTCAGGGTACAGATTGAAGTAGGCCTCTCGTGCTTCTGTGGCCTGCTCTAGTGTCATCTCTATTCCGTAATCAGTACGGGCCTGCTCTCTGAACTTCTTAGGGTACATACCGTAGACAAAGCCGAAGTTGACTGCTTTAGCGTGGAACCTGAGAGTACCCCACTTCTCCTCTACCTGCTTCGCTTCGTCCTTGCCGTGGTCAAGTAACACACGTATAGCCTCAGTGTAGGTAACCCTCTTACCGGCTAGCTTCCTAGCTGTTCTCTTCACTAAGGCAGGCTCAGACCTGTTCATACGTAGCGTGTGCAGTGCTGTTCTCCAGTGGATATCCTTACCCTGCTCGAAGGTCTCTAGCATGGTACGTTCTCCGGACAGCTCAGCTGCTATACGTAGCTCTATCTGAGAGAGATCTGCTTCAATGAGTACCCAGCCTGGAGGAGCAGTAACGAGGGAACGTATACGCTTGTCTCGGGGTGTCTGTTGTAGGTTAGGATCTTCTGCAGCAGTACGGCCTGTGACCGCTCCGTGTAGCTTGTAGCTGGGGTGTAGGTAATCACTGTCAGCTAGGTAAGGCTTCCATCCGTTAATGAAAGCGTCAAGGAGCTTCTCTGCTGCTCTGTAATCCAGGAGGGCTTGAGCTATAGGGTGTTCTATCTGGTGTAGTACGTCTTTGTCTGTTGACGCTGCTCCCTTCTCTGTACGCTTGATTATGTCTAGCTTGAGATCCTCATAGAATAGCTGTGAGATCTGCTGTGGAGAGTTCCAGTTAATGTCAGTACGTCCGGCTAGCTCGTTGAGCTTCTTTGTTGCCTCCTTTACGATCTGCTTTATAGCCTCCTCTGCTTCCTCCATCTTCTTCTTATCTATGTAGACTCCTTGCTCCTCGATATCTGTAAACATTCTAGAGCAAGGCATAACGATATAGCGGAAGACCTGCTTAATGTCTCCCTCTTTGAAGAGTCTCTTACCGAGGATAAAGCGTAGCTTCCTGGTGTACAATACGTCCTTTGCTAGGTACTCGGACTGTATGTCCCAGTGTCTAGCCTCTCTGCTTGTCTTGATATCTTCGGGTATATCGTAGTCTACTGCTCCGAAGAAGACTTGTGAGAGGTACTTCAGTCCGTGGAAGGAGTTCTCATCTAGAAGGTAGTGAGCTAGCATGGTATCAAAGTCACCGTGCCACTCTAGCCCGAGGTGCACACGTAACCAGAGAGAGTCAAACTTCCCATTATGCAGCACTAGGTAGCAGTCTCGTAGTCTCCGGTCTATCTTCTTGAGGATCTTCTCACGGAACCTCCTACACCAGCGGCTAGTAATATCGTGCTCTATAGGTAGGCAGTACTGAGTATGACGGGTAGCGAACCCTATAGAACGTACTTCCGCGTGAGGAGCCCACGGATAGAGACACGAGGTCTCAATATCTATAGCTACCGTACCCTTGAGATCCTCCAGCATCTGAGCAAGTGTCTTCCGGTCATTGACCGTGACAACGTTTAGCCCTGGTTCCTGTGGTACTCCTCCGTGGTCTACTATATCTTTGAATAGTCTTACGTCTGCTTCGAGTGCTTCACGCTTACCAGGATCATAGAGGAGAGCTGCAGGATGATAGGTAGGAAGGTATACTACTCCGTCTCGTTCAATCGGCTTACCTCGGAGCTTCGTTACTCCTGTACCTTTTCCCTTCAACCCGAGTACGGCCTTTATAGGAATGTTACCGAGGAGAAGAACGTACTTAGGCTTGACCTTCTTCAGCTGATACTGTAACCAGTAGCTACACGCTTCACGCTCCGTAGCGCTCGGGTTACGGTTAGCCGGAGGACGGCAAGCAACGGAGTTAGTCAAGAAGTACTTGTCTACTCCGTTCTCCCTGAGTATGTCTCTTAGGATCTTCCCCGCTTTGCCTACGAAGGGCCTTCCCTTCTTCTCTTCGTTCTCCCCTGGAGCCTCACCTATAACAGCAACGTTACACGGTACAGGCCCCTCCCCGAGGAGGCAGACGTAGTCAGCTGTCTTCGATAGCTTACAGCGGGTACAGTCCGGATCACGTCTCAGCTTCAAGAGGTCTCCTAAAAGACTGATCCTGATAACGATATAAAAAGTATTGACAGATTCGAGACGGATTACATAATATGAAATTTCCTCCCTATCCGTCAACTAAAATTTTACAGGCCCCGAAGGAGACCCTAGATGACCCTAGAAGAGTGGATACCGGCAAAGCAAGCAGCTGCCCGTATAGGTATCTCCTATGAGCTGCTAATGCACAAGATACGACAGGGAGAGATTAAATCCGAGAAGAGAGGCTGGAGTAGGTTCGTCCACAGGGACGAGGTTACCCGTGCAAAAAAGAAAGAAGCAAAGAAGAGACGAGCAAAAAGGAACAAGAGAACTAAGAAGGGTAAGTAATGCTCATACTCAGGGTGTGGAGGGCTCAACCTGGTAAGTACTTCTACATTACAACAAAGAGCAGGTCAGGTAAGTGGGAAGAACGCTTCTTCAAAAAGACAGAGCTACGGAAGGTAAAGCCGTATCTAGACGAGAACTCGGACAAGGATCTCTACTGGTGTCCTCAAGGATTCAGACAACCGAGAAGACGCAAGGAGCACGCTGCTGCTCCCAAAGTACTTTGGGCAGATCTAGACGAAGTACAGCCGTCAAGGATACAACCTATGCCTACCGTAGCGTGGGCTTCTTCTCCTGGACGCTTTCAAGCTCTTTGGTTCTGTGATAAGAGAGTTACCGAGAGCCTCAACAGAAGACTGACGTACTCATTAGGAGCTGACAAAGCAGGCTGGGACTGGACTCAGGTACTCCGAGTTCCTAATACGAAGAACTACAAGTACAAGACCGCTCCCCGAGTCCGTATGCTCTGGCATGACGGGCCTAGTTACACAGTACAAGAGATAGAAAAGAAGATACCTGAGGATGCAGAGGAGCAAGGGCCTGAGTTCGGAGAGGCCTACAAGATCTTCAAGAAGTATGAGAAGAAGCTCACTGCTTTTGCTCGTAGAGAGATCCTCGGAGGCAAGCCTAAAGTAGGGAAGAGGAGTGAGGTACTGTGGAGACTTAACCAGGAGTGTATAGAGGCAGGCATGACCACAGAAGAAGCCTTCCTCGTTCTTCGTGTCTCCCCGTGGAATAAGTTCAAGAAGAGAAGGAACGGAGATAACCAGCTACGTAGAGAGCTGGAGAAAGCCGTAGAGCGTAAGCTTGAGAGTGAGCCGGTAGAGCCGGAGGATCTAGACGGACGCTTCCTTACTCAGAGTCTAGCAGATATCGAAGCAGAGCAGATAGACTGGATCTGGTACCCGTACCTAGCACGCGGAGAGCTGACAATACTAGAGGGAGATCCAGGACTAGGGAAGAGCTACCTTGCAGAGATCGTAGGCAGGCATATTGTAGACGGTAAGAGACTTCCCTCAGTGAAGACGAGGAAAAGAGTACGAGGACGGGTAGCCTACTTCGATATTGAGAATGATCCTAACACAGTTACTAAGAACAGAATGCTAGAGAACGCTTGCCGTAATATGAAGGACTACTACCAGGAGACAACCCCTTTTATGATTGATGATGACGAGGCCCTAGATGTGGTATACGAAGCGTTAGAGAGGGTACGTCCTACACTGGTAGTCTTCGATACTGTTAACACGTACATAGGTAGAGCTGACACTCACAAGACCTCCGAGACTCAGCAAGCTATGGGACAGTTCCTAGAGATTGCAAAGAGGTTCAACTGTGCAGTGCTCGTGCTCCGTCACCTAACGAAGAGCACTAAGGAGAAAGCTCTATACCGTGGTCAGGGTAGCATTGCCTTTGCTGGTATAGCTCGTGTAGTACTTACCGTAGGGTCTCATCCTGACGAAGACGATACCCTAGTAATGGCAGTCACTAAGTTGAACGTTGCAAAGAGGCCTCCTGCTCTTACGTTCTCTATCGTAGAGTTACCGGACACACTGAAGAGACAAGACCGCTCACGCTTTGACTGGGGAGACTTCGTAGACTTGACCTCGGATGATATCGTAACAGTGGTACAGGCAGCTAAGAGCAAAGGACGTGACGAGGAACTAGAGGAGGCTCTACGTGAGATCCTCTCCGAGGGGCCTTTAACACGGGCAAAGGTAGAACGTGCAGCAAAGGCCCGAGGTATCCACATTAAGCAGCTCGATAAGGTAGCAAAGCGTATAGGGGTGATACGAGATACGCGGGGCTTTGGGAAGAAGCGTGTAGCTACCTGGAGTCTTCCGAGTGATTGATAAGAGGTACGCGGAAGAACGAGTAGAACTGACGGGTAGAGTACTTGCACTCTAGACAACCCCAGATACTTACTGTATCAGGGTGTACCCGTGCAGCGTTTCCGCAAGCTTTGCAGACCGCTCTCTCGTAAAGCTCCCAGTCTTCTGTTACTGGTAGGTCTTCTCGGATCTCAGTCAAAAGGGTTCCACCAGTCACCGTCTTTTTCTACCTGTAAGGTATCAACGAGGGTGACAGTATCAGGAACTGCAGCTAGCCTCTTGAGGGCTTCCACTTCAGCAGCTATTATACTCAGAGAGTCTATAGCAGCTCGGGTAGTTATAGCGTTCTCGTGTACCATACGCTGCACGGTTACGAGCCTGCCCTCCAGCTGAGCAGCTCTCTCCTCTGCTCCAGCTATCGAGGCTACGCGGAGCCCGTCTACGTTAGCGTCCAGTATCTCTAGCTTAGTGCTCAGCTGCTCCCCGAGGTTAGCAATAGGTGTGAGCTTTGCTCCGAGCAGCTCAGCGTCTACCTTATCTTCTAGCAGAGCCTTCTGCTCTAGCTGCTCATTTTTGATAGTCTCAACGTCCTTCTGTACCAGAGCAAGCTTACCCTGGAACCCGAGAACGCTTACCACGATTGCTCCAGCAGCTACTACTACGAGACCGTAGATCTCTAACCGCTTCTTTATGAAGTCAAGGAACAAGGCTACTCTTTTCTGAGGTCTCCTAGCTGTGGATTCTATCTAGCTCTGCTATGATTACTTCGAGGTCTACTACCTTCTGGTATCGAGTCATAATGTAGATCTGTACTGCTCGTGCAACCTGGTTACGTGCAGCTTCTAGGTTCCCATAATTGATTTTCCTGAATACACTCACGTTTTGTTAATCCCACCAGGCCCGTCCGCAATCGTTGCAGGCGATTTGTCCATTGGTTTCGATCATCGGCAGTCCACGTGAAGCGTCAGCATCTTGGTATCCACCGCCTGAAATCCACACGGTATTGGTGCTTCCGCATTCGCATTTCGCGCCTGCTTTGATACTCGGACAAGGGCCTAGTCCGTGGTCGCCGTCACAGAGAAAACATTTTACGATTTGGTCTTTCATTTTAGTTTTTTCCATCTTTCAACTCCTTAATTACTCGCTTGCTTCTGTGATTTTATAGATTTTCATGCTTCATTGCCCCAAACATCCCATCCTTCTGTCTTTTGTCGGGCAAATAACTCTATTCGGGGTAAATCACCGCAAAGCCTTAC